AACAACACCCGTCATTTGTGTTTGAATTTGAGCATAACTAATTGCTTCGTCAGCAGCATTTTCGCCTCTAAATCTTACAACTCCTGTATAATCATTAGTAGCGGGAGAAGCAGAGTTTCGATAAAAGTCCATTATCGGCCCTTCATTAGCATCCGCATCTGTTGAACCAATAACAAATTGAACATTATTATCAGCAGTTGCTACATTTAAAGTGCCTCCAAAATCAGTTGCTGTACCTATATTAACGTGGTCATTACCTCCATCAACAAATAGCATATTAGCATTACCATTAGATTCTACTCTAAAATCTGAATCAATAGAGCCATCATTAATTATTACTTCAGCTGGGTGCATTGAAATTCTTGGCTGTAAAGAACCTCCAACCATTGTTCTTAAATTAAACTCTGCATCTTCTGTTCCATCAGAAACATCGGTTACATAGCTTTCAATTGCAGAATATACAACATCTTGTGAATTATCATTTCTTCCTTTAAAAGTAACATATCCATTTGTATCATTATCTGCCGGTGATCCGGAGTTTCTATACAATACTAAATTTGGCCCGGCGTTTGCATCTGCATCAGTAGATACGAGAGCTAACGTATCTGTATTATCAGCAGTTGTAATTGTTGCACCATCAGAAGATGTTATTGAACCATCAACTTGAAGCGTACTTGCCATATCAACAGCACCATCAATATCCACTACATCGAGATTGGCAGTACCATCCACGTCAAAATCAGTTCCAACATAAAGTTTCTTGGCTATACTTGCACCACCTTCAGTTCTTAAGGCACCTGTATCGCCTGTTGCATCTGAAGCATCTGTTGTATCAGTTACATCAACAACGCCACTAAATGTACCGGTTGTTCCACTTATAGCACCTGTACTTGTAACAGAATCAACATACGCATCTTTCCATCTTACAGAATTTGAACCTAAATCAACATCGCTATCTGTTTGTGGCCCGAACACACCATCTGCAACATATACTTGTTCTGCATTTGCAGCGTAGAAATGAATTTCGTCTGCTGTTTCAAAGTCAATCTTTGTTTGGTCATCTTCACCAATCTTAATATCAGTAGCTAATAAAGATGTAATACCTGTTTGAGCAGCATCAACTGCAAAATCTATATTGTCATTTGAGGTATCGTAAGTAACAGTAATTCCACTTTCCGTGTTGCTACTAAGCATATTCGTTCCAACTGTATCCCTAATATAAGTAGCTAACGCTGTTCCATCTACGGTTATAGCATCGGCTTCTAAAGTACCATCAATATCTGCATTGCCACTTATGTCAAGTGTTGCAGCATCTAATTCACCAGATATAGTGATATTAGTACCACCTGTCATTGCACCATCCATTGCAACTGCACCATTTATATCAATAGTCGTTGCGTTTATTTCTATTTCTGTATCAGAAACTAAATCAAGTACGCCATCTGCTGATTGGTGTATATATGTTCCTGTGTCACCAAACTCTAAACGATTGGTGCTTGACATCATCAACGCATCCGATGCGATAGTGAAGCCAAAAGTTGTTCCGTTGTCACCGTCTTTAACGCTAACGTGGGTTGTTCCGTTACCGCCTCCGTCACGATCAACTTGCAATATTTGCTCGTAAGACGATGCGATACTTTGTGAACCTAAAGCTGCCATTTCTTATCCCCTTCCAATGAGATTAATTTGTACGGCATTTCCGTACGGTTAATCGATGAATGACCACTTACGATCTTCATCTTCAAATTTTACCAATAGAGAATTAAAGTTTATTTCTCTTATATATTCTTTTAAGCCTTCTGTTATATCAGAAACCGTTTCCCCTTGCATATCTGCAACAGCGTTCTTTAACGCAACTGAGATTGAAGCATTGGTACTACCCGCTTGATCGTTTGCCC